TTTTTATCTTGTTCCCTATATGGTGTTCTATCCTTACAATACTTTCTTAACTTCCTACCTGATTTTTCTAATAACTCGTCCTCAGCATAAGGTAAAATATTACAAACAGAATTAATATCCTGTATTAATTCTCCAAACCCCTGTGTATCTATCTCCATTTTTCATATTCACCACCTGTACCAACATCTTTAATTTCTACAAATAAAGAAGTAAAATTATCCTTTTCTACTATGTCAATAATGTTATAAAAATTATTTTTATATTTTATTAGCATATTTTGTGTAATCCATTCCGCTTTCCTAACTATAAATTTACTTATTAGTTTTTGTTGTGTTTTTTTGGTTTCTATATATTCTCCGCCTTTGTCTAAATCTATTTTACACGCCCATAATTTTTTTATTGGGATTAGTTGCTGTTCTATTTCTTTTATTTCATTTTCAATCTCTCCATATTCCATTATACAAATTCTTTTATTTAATCTTCCAGGGTCCATTAATTATCACACCATTTCATTTGATTTAATAGACTTGTTATACTATATCTAGTTTTTTCACTTGTTTTCATATTTAAACTTCTATTATCGTACCAATCTGAAATTAAAATCAATGATATTAATTTAGCCTTATCCATTAATTTATTTGACATATGGGAAATTGGTTTTATTGAATCTTCAATATAAGCCTCAGCATTTTTAATTAATAATTCTAGCAGAAAATCTTCCTCGTCATCATCTATTCTACAATACATTTTTACTTCTTCTAGTGTAACTATCATTTATAATCCCCTCCTATAATTATAATAAGAGGGAAATTAATTCCCTCTACTCACCAGTTACTGTTGGATTTATTTCTACATATACAACTGCTTCACTATCAATTTTCTTAGTATCAAATCTTTCAATCACTCTCATGAATGTAGCATTTTTAGTAAACCCAGCTTCTGTAGATACTGCCATTTCATACGCTTGTCTATCAAAGAAAGCTACATAAGAAGCTATATCCCCAACATAGAAAGGAAGTTTTCCAGAAGGACTCTTAAAATGTTCATTTGAAAGAACAACAACTAATTTACCTTTAAAAATTTTAGCTCCTTCTACTTCTAAAGAATCCTTTAATAATGGTCTGCCATTTTTATCTTCTAAACCATCTAAATAATCATATCCATCTTGATTAGTTATAATTATAGCCATTGCGGATATAGCTGGATCTAAATCTTTATTTAATGCTTTTTGAATAGCTTTATAATCGCTACCTGTCTTTTTAGTTGCTCCAGATAGCAACTCTAATATTTTCTTATTCTCTGTTCTTACTGCTTTTTTAGCAAACCTTATACCTACATAATTCGTCAAGTTTGCTTTTTCATCTTGTAATAACGTATTAGAAATAGGAATTATATCTCCATAGTCTGATAATTCCCATTTAACTTGCCCAAATTTTATAGAACTTTGATTAATCTCTGTCATTTCAGCAAAATTAGTTAATTCATCATTAGAGTTGACTTCTAAAGGCATTGAGCCAGATAGTGTGCCTACTGGAATTACTGTACAGTATTGTTTTAAAGGTATAAGTTGTCTTTTTAATTCTTCTATCTGTGTTCTTTGTTCTTGTGGAACTAAATACCCACCATCTTCTCCAGTTCTTTCTACAAGTACATTTTCTGCTTCTGTAAGATTCTTACCTAATACTGCTTTGTTAAATGCAACTATTTCTTCTGCTTTTCCGATTGGCTTTAATTCTTCACCTGTAAAGTTTTGTGTTTCTTCTTCTTCCAAAGCTTCTTGTATTTGTATAGCTTTCTTTAGATTCTTTACTTCATCAAGTTTATTGTATGCTTCTTCTATTTTTCCTTGTGCTTGTAAGTTTTCGATTTCATTTTTTAACCCTTCTAATTCTTTATACATTTCTGTTGACTTTTTCATATTCTCATTCCTCCTAAATTAAGTTTAAAAATATTTCTATTTCCCTTTTTTTATTTTCTAAATTTTTATTTTCTGGAACTGTATTATTATTTTTATGTTCCCTTTTAATCTCATTTCTCATTTTATTTATTACCTCTTGTGGTAATAGAGTATTAATAAAACTTGCAGTTGCTTTAAATTCTTCATTCTCAAACATAACTTCATCTATAAACTGTTTTTCTAAAGCTTGTTGAGGGGTTAACCAAGTTTCTTTATCCATAAGATCTAATAATGTTTCATGATTCATACCGGTTTTAAGCTTATAAGCATTTGCTATAGTAGAATTTATATTTTTTAATACTTCTGCTCCATGCTCCATATTTCTATAATCTCCACCAACACTAGCACTAGCATTATGTATCATCATTTGTGCGGTTGGGGACATTAATATTTTATTACCAGCCATAGCTATTACTGATGCTGCACTTGCTGCTAATCCAACTATTTTTATAGTTACATTTCCTTTATAGCTTTTTAAAGCCGTATATATTTCACTACCTGCAAATACAGAACCGCCACCACTATTTATTTCTACTTCCAGATCCTCGTTACTTTCACATTGTTTCAATAAATCATTTACTTTCTTGGGACTTGTGGCCTCGATTTCAAACCAGTCATAAATCCACTGATCGTTGCTTGATATTATAGGGCCTTTTACTTCTATCTTCATTATTTATCACCTCCTTTGCTATATGCTTCTCCTACTCTAGTTAAAGGAATATAATTACCATTTACAATAGGGGTACTTCCTCCATCTATTTTAGGCATATCCAAATATGCCCTCGCTTCATCTATGCTATATATACCATTATTTACTCCTGTAGCTAAACTCTCCATCTGTGTTTTCATATCTGCCCTAAGAATAGAATTTACATTAAACTTAAAATAAAAACCCTTAAGCCTTTCTTTTTCTGAAAGTAACTTAAAGGTTATTTCCTGTTCATATTGATTTAATATAAATAATAACGTATCTGTATAAAAGCTTAAATTCTGCATCTCACTATTAGCATAGCTTGATTTTTCATAATTATTTAAATGATTAGGTTTTATTCCAAAAGCAGCCGCTATTTGTAAGCTAGAATATTTTTTCAACTCAAAAAACTGGCTATCTGTGAGCTTTATATCTAATGGCGTTAGCTTCATACCTAATGGTACTGGAACTATTTTACCCGTGTTATTCTCTCCATTTGCAAATGCTTCAAATCCAGCCACAAGTCTTTCCTTGGCTTCTTTATTTAAATCGCCTGTATATTCAAGCACCGCTTTAGCAGTTAATCCACTCTCATAGAGTTTATTCATAAAGCTTTGGCTTGCTTTATTTCCCTTCATACTACTTTGTAATATATCTTGTACCGCTAAACCTGTAATTCCATCCTTGGACACTCCTGTTTTAAAATGCAATATGTCCTTTTCATCAAATGTATATGTTTTACCTGTTTTATTGTCTGTATACAAATAATAAATAGCATTAGTAGTGCCTAAAATCCCCTCATTGTCTGCCAACACTTTCACATCTTTAGGATTAAGTATCCAAAGGTCTAATAATTTATCCTTAAACCATCTACACCACACATAAGCATTTCCATAATGGTTTCTATTAAATTCTACGGTTGCCCAAAATATAGAAGGTGTCATATAAGGATTAGGTCTGCTATTAAGTAAACTATAAACTTTATTATTATTTACCTTTATTACTCCATTATCTGTTTCTTGATAAAACTTTAAAGATAACTTTCCTAAACTTTCAGAGAGCATTTTAATACAAGTAAAATAAGTAATTTCGCTTAGATTCTCACTAGTACCTTCTCTTTTAAATATTTCATTTATAGTTTTTATATCTATATCATTTGATATAGCCTCAGTTTCATTTTTAATATTGAATACATTTCTAATTTTATTAAGCATACTCATATTTTCACCTCCTTACCATCCCATCATATCAAGATAATCATTAGTAACTTCATTTATATTAATTTTGCTATCTAATAAATATAATTGACTATAACAAAATGTACTAGCAACCAATAAATCTATTCTTTGTTTGTTTTTATTTTCTTTAGCTAACATTACATCTTCACTTTTACCCTTCATTAAAACTGCATTAGATACACACCAATCAAGTAATTTATTCTTTTGATATATTATATTTCCTTTGTATACATCATCCCTAAAAGCCTTTGTAGGTGCAGATAGATTACTATAGGTTTGTTTTAACATTATTACCTCATAGTCATTAGCTAGACTTTCCATCATCTGTAATGCATTGTAAGGATCACTTACTATACATTTAATCTTACATTTATAAGTGCTTTCAATACTTCTTATGTACTCCTCTACTTTAGTGTAATTTATAATATAACCCTCATGAATTTCGCAATATCCCAGTTCTTCATAAGCTCTATAGTCTATTTTTTCTCTTCTTTCCTCTAATGTAGCTTTAGGCAAAAATCCTTTACTATATAAATAATACTTATCATTTTCTTTATACATAATAGATATTGCAGTTAAATCTATAGAAATTGATAAATCTACTCCAACTACTACCTCTTTACCTGTGAAATCTATAGTATCAATGCAACATTTTTTCCATTCTTCAATATTTAAATATTTCTTCTCGCTATTTTCCTGCATAAATACATTACAAGTCTTAGTTATAAATTCTTCTTTTAAATTATCTTGTACAAGTGCTTTTGCCCTATCTTCTCTCATTATTTTATAGTTTTCTTCTAATCGTAAAGGATTAGCTTGATATAATCCTTTATCATTCCAAATATTTTCTTTATCTGCATAATATATAAGAGAAAACATTCTTTCATTATCTACTACATCATTATAAACTTTTCTAATATAGTCTAAGTCCTCTTCCATAATAGAATTATTAATTGCATAAGCTGTTGTAGTCCTAAAAACTAAAGGATTTATAACATTCTTTTGTCCTGACTTCATAGCATTAAAATTACTGCTCTCGGTAAAGTTTGCGTGTTCATCACTTACAAAGGCTGAAGGCCTAATACTATTATTTTTCCCTGCCTCCGCTACTCTTGGCTCAAAAAAACTATGAGTTAAATTACAAGTTATTCTCCCCGTTTTTGTAGTAGATATAGTGAAATGCTTTTTTATTATTGGACTAGCATTAATTATCTGCTCCATAATTTTCTTTATTTCTGCTGCTAACTCTTTAGTTAGGCATATAGAATAAAACTCTGAATATTTTTGTTCTGTAAGTAATAATAATATAAATACTAATCCTATTAGTGCTGTTTTACCGTTCTTTCTAGCAATAAACAAAGTTATATCATTATATCTAAATTTGTTTCTATTCTTTTTGTATCTCCATCCAAATATATTGGCAATAAAAAAACACTGGAACGGGTCCAGATGCTCCAATACTTCATTATCAGCTAAATATCCAGTAGCAAAGTTAGCTAATCTTAATAAGTTATTTATTTTTAAAAGTTCTGTTTCATCTAAACAAAACTCAAATTCACCTTCATACTGCCGTTTATAATAATCTTGTATGAAAATATTACACTGTTTTGTAACTTCCCAAGTAGTTATTTCTCTACTTTCTACTACATCAGTTGCATATTTAATAGCTCTTTCTAATAATATCATTTATTACCACCAGCCAACACTTTAAGTAAAACATCTTCTTCCTTTTCTTTAGCTTGTAGATTAATATTTCCTAACTTGGCCCTACTTTGTGGACTTAGACTTAATTCATTACAGCATCTAAAGAAGTCTTTAGTATACTTATCTTTAGCACTCATAAGATCCTTGTCTAACAATCTTTCAATATCATTATTGATTAATTTTTCGATCTCTTGGAGCCTGTCTATGCATATAGCACAAGTTCCTAAAATATAAATATCTAAGTTTCCAAGTATTCCACTTACTTTTAATTCCTGTACTATATATTTAAATATCTTTTTTTGCTGTGTATTTAAATATGAAGGTGGGGAAATTTTATCAGCTCCACCTTTTAGCTTTTCTTCTGTTTCTAAACGTATCTCTTTTTCCTCTTTAGTTAAATTCTTAGACATTGTTTTAACTGACTTTGAAGGCCTTGCCATTTCCTCACCTCCTTAAAACTTTCATTTAGGGATTTTTTTTTAACCGATTGAGGGGCTCGGGTATTACAGAATTATCTTAAAACTTTTCTTATACCCCCTACCTCATTTTTTTATTTTTCTTTTATTAAATTTAATAACATGAGTTGTATTGCCTCTTTGCTCTTCTTACTCTTCTTATACTCCGTATGTACTATGTTATGGCACTCATGACATAGACACACTAAGTTATCCTTATTTATTCTATTGCTATAATCTTCTCTTAGCTCAATGATGTGATGTACTGCATCATAAGGTACTATCTTCTTATCCTTCAAACACATTAAACATAATCCATTGTCTCTCTGCTTCACTTGCTCCCTTATTATATTCCACCC